GCGTGAGCGTCGGCCGATCCCCCGACCATTCTGGTATCAGGCCGGTATTGAGACTCCTCGGCAGCTCGGTAGCGGCCTTCGGCCCGGTGCCTTGCCGTGTGCTTCTTGAGCGCAGAGTCGAAGGAAGACTGCATTCCTTCGAGCACCGAGCGATTCTGCACGGTGCGGGTTGTGACCTTGGACCCGGGGAGGGGCTTGGACTCGTAGGGGGAGGCCTTCAAGCGGTTTTTAGGCTTGAGCGATTGGGCAGCCGCGTAGGGGCTTAGCGCGCTCAACCGTAGTTCCGGATCTGCCTAAAGGCCGCTCGCACCACCGACCTGCGAGCGGTCGACCTGGTGTCAGTGACCCGGGCGAAAGCTACGGCTCGGTCTAGCTCGTTTTTCAGCTCCCCCTTCGAGAAGTTGATTTCGTTGGAGCCCTTGGCTGCCCGGTTTGGAAGCTCCACGAGCAGATACCGAATCGCCCGAGCGAACCGATAGGCCTTGGCTGCAGAGTTATCCGCCTCGTAATCCTCGGAGTCTTTGTACTCCGCGATGATCTGCTCGTAGCTCGAAGTCGAATTTATGGCCACCCCTCACAGATAACGGGGCCCTAGAGAATCTCAAAGCTCCCGGAGCCCCGGGAGCCCCTAGGGCATTCCTAGCTTGTCTGCCACCTGGTCGAGGAGCCAGCGCACCCCGTCGTTGGGTCCGCGAGGGTCTCGCAGCGCCGTGAGCTGCACCTTTTCTCCGGCAGATTGCATCCCGTCGAACACCGCCCGCAAGGCGTAGGATTGTCTGCGGGTTAGCGCGATGTCGACCCGGGAGATGATCGGGAATTGCGTCTCCAGCACGGGCACATCAATGCCGACAAGCTCCGGATTCGTGAGCCTGGCAACCGGAGCCTTGGGTTTGGCCGCTGCTGTCTTCGTGCTCTTGTGTTTCGCCATTAGTGCCGTCCCTTGTTTATCCACGGTCCTCGGTCCTTCTTTGCGATTCCCTGGCTGCGTTGCCGGGTCTTTCGTTGTTCGTTTGCGGTCTCTACCGCTGCCGATTGCCCCCAAGACTCGCGAGCCTCCCCGCGTCTGTCCGCCTGGATCATGTGCGCTCCCGCTAGGCAATAGATCGAAGCGTCCCACACGTCACAACGTCGCCGGGTGTTGTTCACCCAACGCACCTCGGAGCCTCGACCGAGCCTCACTCGGGCCTTCTCCTCAGCGCTCATGTGCGACACATACTCTGGCGTAACGCAGTTACTCTCTTCCCACATCACCGGGCCCTCGGCCTGGATCAGGGTCACAGCCAGATCTTTGAAATGCCCGGTGTCCAGGGTGTGCAGGAGCACCTCCAGCGGGAGCTTCCCCGAGCCCGGGGGTGAATAGGTGATCTTCGATACCTTGATCTTTTTATCGGGCCGAGTCCGCCCGCTGTAACCCTTTACGGGCACCACCGAACTGGGGCAAGCGAGGGCCAGCCGGTAAACCGCTTCGGTGGTGTTCCCGTCGTTGATCTCGGCTGCACCGCCGGAGTCGACGAGCACCACTGAGGGGCACAGGTAGCGACCTGCGTGCTCTTCGTAGGGGAAGCGATGCTGCACCGTAAGCTCGAGCAGCTCGGCAGAAGAGCGAGCCTTCCCCCAGCTCAGCAGCCGGGAGCGGTAGCCCGCCCCCCATGCGCGCACCACGTAATACCAGTAGATCTGCCCCCCCTCGGCTTGGGTATCGGCTCCGGCGGTGATGCAGGTTGCCCACTCGGGCACGAGGAACGGTCGGTGCTCCTCGGCTCGCCGGGTGAAGACGTCGCCCATCGCTTTGGTCGTGCTCTCGTCTTGGGGGAGCCCCAGGTACGAGTTCCAGAAGTTCCGGAGGTCGCCCTCGACCGAGCCCACCAAAAACTCGTAAACGGTTCGGGCGAATGGAACCCACGGGGAGTAGAGCGCGGAGATATGGAACGCCACCCGGCGAGATCGAGGCGAGGGACCGAGCGCGGAAACCCAGTGCCCGGACTCCACCGCGCGCATTCTCTCGCCCTCGCTGATCTCGTAGCCGCAATGGGCGCACACGATCCAGGCCCGCAGCTCGCCGGATAGGAGCTGCTCCGCCACGATCAGCCGGGAGTCGCCTTCAGCCTCTCGCTTCTCCCACCTGACATTCTTCCACTCCAGCACCTGGGTTGCTGCGCAGTCGGGGCAAGGCACGTGGAAGTGCCGTTTGTCGGGGGTATGGTCCCAGGTTCGCCAGATCGGGCCCTGTTTGGTGGTCGGAGTCGAGAGCACGAAGTGCTTTGCCCGGTGCCCGAAGGTGATCAGCCGATCCCGCGCGAGGTCGAGCGCGCTCGCTTCCTTGTCGCTGTCCTGCGCTTTGTCGACCTCGTCTGAGATCACGTAACGGATCGATCGGGAAGCGAGGGACTGAGCCGAGCCCGACCAGCCCAGGAAAACCGTCAGGTGCAGCAGCTCAAGCTGAGCCTTCGAGAAATCATAGGCTCTGCCGGTTTGCCACCGCTCCAGCCGGGGTTCCCGCGCCAGCGGCTGTATCCGCTGCACCATGTACTCGGCTGCGGCCTTCTCGTTGGGCAGGACGGCCAAGATATTGTCGGCCTCGGAGTCGATCCAGTAGCCGAGCGCGCTCTTTGCGACCTCGGTTCCCCCCTCCTGGGCGGCCTTGATCAGCACGACCTCGGTGTGCTCGAGGTCCCCCAGGCAGTCGAGCACCTCTCGAGCGTAGGGGGTGCGATCGAGGCGCAGCCGGCCGGGCTCGGCAGACCCCCGTCGACTGAGAACCCGATACTTTTCCGCCCACTCGGAGGGCAGGAGCCGCTCGGGGGGAGCCCAAGCGAGCCCCTCAGCTCGCGAGAAGACGGGAGCGGCTGCGCTCACGAGGCCGCCTTGTCTGCGTAGAGCTGGAGGAGCTGCTCCACCTCCCGCTCGATCTCTTCCTGGATGAACCGGGACTCTCTGTTTTGAAGGCGCGCCGCGAGCTTGCCGGGCAGAGCGAGGAGCCCGGCCTTTACCGTTGAGATCCGGCGCATGAGCCCGCGCTCGACGTCTTGCGCGCTGAGCAGCTCCCCCCGCCGCTTCGCAGCCTCGATCTCCTTTAGGTCAGCGTCGGCCTTCCTCTTGCGCAGCTCGGCCGCTGCTAGCTGCTCAGTGATCGTGGCGAGGTCGAGGGGCTCTGCGTCCTTCTCGGCCTTCTTGCGGGGCCGCGGGGGGTCTTCGAGCCGCTCTTTGATCTCCGCTGAGAGCTGAGCTGCGACCTCCTGCACCTTAGCGGGCTCGACCTCCAGCGCCTCGACCACTTCGGCCCTTGCCCCCTGGCTGATCTTCCCGGCTCCCGGGTCGAGGGGCACCCCGGGAACCCCTACCCCGGAAGGATCAGCCCCCGAGATCCCGTTGATTGCTCCGATCGGTTTCCCCATCCTCCCGGTCAGGTTCGTGCGCTCGGCCCAATCCCGGACCTTGTCAGGATCCACCAGCAGGGAGGAGCCCTCGCCCTGCCGCTCGATCGGGAAACCAGGTCTCTTTCGCCAGCGGTACAGGGTCTTCGTCGAGAGCCCGAACAGCTCCGCGCATTCCTTCAAGCTCAGCAGGTGTCCGTCGTCGTCGGTCGCCACCTACCTAGCCTAGAGAGCGGAACGGACAAGACCAAATCAATCCGGGTCGATCTCTGGCGAGGGGGTGGCCACCCGGCGGTGCAGGAGCATCGCAGCGGTGCAGCCGAGCGCTCCCCCTAGCCACACCCAGATCACCACCACCCCGAAGCCCCGGTGAGCCACCGACACGATCAACCCGACCTCGGAGAGCGAGAGCAGGAGAGCGGTAGGCCACACGAGGGCGAAGTGATCGCCCGCCACGTTGCGCTGCTGGAAGGCCTTGGCGAAAACGAGAAGGAAGGCAGCAGCTCCGACGGCCGGGTCAGTCACGAGGGCAGGTCGGGCCCGACGCTCCCACACCCGTGGCATACCAGGTTCCAGACCTGCCGCCCCGGGTCGTGAAGCTCCTCGACCAGCTCCGAGCCGCAGACTCGGCAGGAGTTCACGGGGCCCGCTCGCATCGAGGGCAGGGCCCGACCTCTCCGGGGTTCACCAGCCGATTATTTCCTGTGCTCATCCGCTCACCTCGCTTTCGCCGGGAGCTTAGCCGAGACCACCGACCGACCCAAACCGTAACCCGGCGTTACGGTTCCCTGGGAGCCCCAAACCGACCAGATTCTATGGTCCTTGGGCTCAAGGTCGCAGGAGCCCCCCTCCAGCAAACCCGCACGCCGTGCGGGCTGCGACACTAACCGGCAAAAATCGCAACCTCGCGAGACAAGGGGCACGCGGAG